CGCAAGATCTCCAAAGAAGGCGCCGACGGACTGCGGAACAGCTTAAAGCGCTTCGGCGACCTGTCCGGCATCGTCTGGAACAAACGCACCGGCGAGCTGGTGACCGGTCACCAGCGGATGCAGCAGATCCGCCTCGAGTATGGCGATCGCGAGATCGAGCTGATCGACGAAGCCACGCAGCTCTACGGGATCCGCATTGTTCCTAAAGAAGGCGGGGCGGAACATTATTTCCCGGTCCGCCTGGTCGACTGGAGCCAGGCCAAGCAGCGTGCGGCCAACGTCGCCGCCAACAACCAGAAGATCCAGGGCTCGTTTACCAAGGACCTCGGCGAGTATTTGCTCAGCGTCGAAAGCGCCATTGCCGAGGAGCTGCCCGGTGTCCTAGACGATTGTTTGCTGGTCGAGCTGATGGCCGCCGGCCTGGGAGCAGAGAGCGGAGAGCAAGGAGCCCAGAGCGGGAAAGAAGTTACCATCAGCGAGATCTATCAGGTGATCGTGCAATGTCACAACGAAGAACACCAGAAGCAAATCTACGAGCAGCTGACCGGCGAGGGGCTGAGCTGCAAGGTTCTCACGTTGTGAACTTCGTCGAGCATTCCAAGATGATACTGCAGTTGATGGCGAGAAACCTTGGAATTCCTTCGCACCTAATCACGGAGGGCACGAAGATGATCGAGAAACGCAAGGCGATTTGCTACATCTCGCGTTCTGATCTGATTGCAGTGTTGAATTGCCAAAACGTGAGACTCGAAGGCACCGGCGTGCCTCCCGATGCGCGCGTCGCGAATTTTTTCATCGATTACACGCGCGACATGCTGGCTGTGATCATCGAGCACGAAAGTTTTGAGCCGGTTCACGAGTGCTGCGAATTCCCGATCATCGGCACCGCAGATATCATTGCGGACGACCTGCCACCCGCTGAGGCACAAGAATCGTCCGGCGATTTATTCCGCCGCGTGATGGGGCCCTAGATGCCCAAGCATAAGATTGAGGTCGGTTGCCGCGTCGCGAACAGCTTCCGTGTGCAGCAAGTCGCGGGCATGTTCGATGTGCCGCTGTCGGAACGCTCTCAAAAAACTTTTTCGATCGAGCTCCCAGACATCGGCGAAGAGTGGGAGATCGGGCTCATCGTCGGGCCCAGCGGTTCGGGCAAGACGACGGTCGCGCGTGAACTGCTGGGAGAGTACCTCTACAAGCCGCAGCGCTGGCCGCGTGACAAATCGATTCTCGACGGTTTCCCCGAGTCAGTTTCGGGCCCGGTCATCTTTCAGATGCTCTCGAGTGTGGGATTCTCCTCACCGCCGGATTGGGCCAAACCCTACGCGATGCTGTCCAACGGTCAGCAGTTTCGCTGCGACCTGGCCCGGGCGCTGTTGGCCGACACGAAACTCGTGGTATTCGATGAATTTACGTCGGTCGTCGATCGAACCGTCGCAAAAATCGGCTCGGCGGCCGTGGCCAAATCAATGCGTGCGGGACGGATCGGCAAGAAATTCGTCGCGGTGACGTGTCACTACGACGTTGCCGAGTGGCTCGAGCCCGATTGGGTGCTCGATATGTCGACTGGCCAGCTGGCCCGGAGTCGTCTTCAGCGTCCACCGATCGAGCTGGAAATTTTTCGCTGCAAAGCATCGGCGTGGGAATTATTCAAGCCGCATCACTATCTGACGGCGAGTCTGTCGCACAGTGCATTTTGTTTCATGGCCACCGTCGACGGCGACCCCGTGGGGTTTGACGCCTGGATGCCCTTCTTCGGGCGACTTAAAACCGATCAGCGAGCGCGCCGAGGTCATCGCACCGTGGTGCTCCCCGATTATCAGGGCGTTGGCATCGGCAGCACGCTGTTCACGACGATCGCCAGCATGTGGAAGGGATTAGGTTTGCGGGCATTTAGCTGCACCGCGCACCCGGCCGAGGTCCGCGCGCGGCTCAGATCAAAGCGCTGGAGGATGACGCGTGCCCCTGGAAGAACCGCAAAAGGACACCATCGCAGCATGGACAAGCGACGTGCCGCCGATCGGCTTACCGCCAGTTTCGAGTACATCGGCGAAGCGATGGACGCCACCGCCGCGGCGCAGCTTCTCCGCGGCTGAGCGCGACGCGTTCGAGAAGTGCTCGGCTGGTTTCGGCATCGAGCTGATCGACTTCGAACGCGATGGTGACGCGCTGTTGGTCAGCTCCGGTTGCGGGATCATGGTCGCCTGCATGGACGAAATCAATCGGCTGGGCTGGTGCCTCGATATCGATGACGTCGGTTGCGATGCGCGACTGTGGGACTTCGTCAGCTGGTGCCACTACATGCTGCGGATGCCGATCTTGATCACTGGCTGGTTCAGTCTCACATCGCCCGACCCGCTGCGATCACTCGTCTCCGCGATCCGGGGAAACGCGCTCGCGTACACTCCCGGCGTCGATTTAGGCGCTTTTCACGCTGCATCGCTCGCGGAATTCATCAAAACGGCGCGGGGCTAGAAAAAAGTCGTTGCCACGAACGCGAGACCGCCCAACGACTTAGCCAAACGCTCAAAACTATTTCTGGGATTCCACGCGCAAGAGCGCTTTCGGTCGGGCCTTGGTGGGCAGGCCGGGAACCTCATCTGACCGGGCGGGCCACACTGGGCAGGCCCAAATTTCACCCGACACCGCAGCCGTCCCGTGCGATATTCAACTCAGACGAACGCGGGGCCTGGTACGCCCCGCAACACATCTCATTCAGCACAGGAGAATGATCGATGGCTACTGCAGTTTCCACACAACGACTCGTCCACATTCGCACCTGGTCGGGCAGCTGTTCGGCACGAATCACCGAAATGATCAACGCCGGCAAAGTCGGCAAGCGATGCCGCACACTCAGATTCAGCGGCTGGAATCCTTCGGGCGGCGACGAAACGGCACGCCGTTGTTGCGACTACACCATGCGAGCGATCTGGATGCTCGAAAAAATGGCGAGCGACACGCCGTTTGACAAGGTGCGCGACGAACTGACGGCGCTGATCGCCGAGGCCAACGTCCCCAGCAGTTATCTGAATCTCTACGACGAGGAGATCCGCGGCGTCGATGCACCACGCGAGGTGCTCACCGCCGGCGTCGAGGGCAAATGGTCGGCCAGCGCGAATGAAACCGGCGTTTCGATCAACGACCTGGTCGATCACTACAACGAGCCGTGCTGCATCACGCCACACGATCAGAAGGGCCGCATCGCCTACCAGAAGGCGGCCAAGGTCTGGCCGCAGCTCGAGTCTGCCGCGACGTTCCACGACGCGTGCGAGATTCTGAGAAACGCCGGCTGCAAACTTCACTACTACTGCCGGATGGATTGATTGAGGAGTCCTGCCCCATGATGGTTTACCGATTATGGCGCTGGATCCTGCGTCTGTTGGACCTCGACGACATTGTCCAGTGGCTGCTGAGCGACGAAGACGACCAATTCTAGGAGGGCAAACCATGTCAACGCTCTCGATCTACAAAGGGGACAAGCAGTGCGAGCGCTGCGGTGAGGAGTCTGCCGAGCCGATTTTCGATCCGGCGGTGGGGCTGGAATTCTGCTCGGCCAGGTGCCACGAGCTGTGGCTCGACGGCTGCGAGCAGTTCGGCAATTTCCTGTTCAAGCTCACCAACGAGCAGCCGCGCAAGCACCCGCAGCCGATCGACAACAACGACCGATCACGCCAAAGCGTGCTGTTCACCGGCCTCGATTGCCTGCCCGGCCAGCAGGAGCTGTTTGACAACCCCTAGCAAAACGAACCGCGCGCCGCTGTTACCCGGCGCGCGGTTCTAACACGTGAACGGTCTACACAGGAGACCTTGTCGTGCTGAAACCAAGTCTAGTCCGGAGCGGGGCGAGGAGCGAGGAGCGAGGAGCGAGTGGGGGCAATCTCGATCCTCGATCCTCGCAGCGCGCTCCGCGCTCGCACGTTGTGCAGCTCGCGCGTGAGCTCAGGGCCGCGGCGATCGAAAAGCGGCAAGCCCTCGACGGGGCCCGCGAGTATGCGTGGCGGCTGTACTGTCTCTACAACAACCGCAGCGAGGGCTGCCATTCGTTCTGGCGGTGCATGCCGCGCGTGCTCGCTCGCCTGGCCGAGACCGGTCGCGACTACACCGCGGTCCGCTGCTACGATCTGATCGCCACCGCGGTCGCCGAGGAGTTTCCCGAGTGGAGTAACCAAAGCGACGCCCTGTGGGCCTGGCTCGCCGAACCGTACGAACGGCTGCCGGCGACTGAGCAATTCCTACGTGAAGCGGAGGAGATTTTAGAGCGATGAAACTAACCATCGAAACATCGAACGCCTTCTACTTCGGGTGGATCTTCGCCCATCTTGGCGCTCAACCGCCCCTTCTTCGCAGTTCTATTGATCCGACGCGCAGCGCGGAGGAAGGCTGGCGAATGTATCACGAGACGTTTTCGGCCAAATCCGGCAATAACATTTCACCAGCCGCCGTCTGCGACGAGGAGCGGCGGGCAGGCAACATCACCGTTTACTTCAGCAGGGATGACATTGCATGAAAGCCCTCACGATCCACCAGCCGTATGCCGAGCTGATCGCCCGCGGTGAGAAGCGCGTCGAGAACCGCAGCTGGCGGACGCACTACCGCGGGCCGCTGGCAATTCATGCGGGACTGAGGGCGGCTTTCGGCTATCGGCTGTCGGCTGTCGGCCAAGCTGAGAGCCGAGAGCTGACAGCCGATAGCCTTCCTCGCGGTGCGATCGTGGCTGTGTGCGAGGTGGTCGCTTGCCTGTCGCTCGAAGTGATTCGTGAAAGCATGTTTCTGCCGCTCGACTTCGAATGGGTCGTGGACCACCCGCACACGACGGGCCCGTGGTGCTGGATCCTCGAGAACGTCCGCCGACTCAAGAAACCCATTCCCATCACGGGCACGCAAGGTCTGTGGGACGTTCCCGAGGACATCGCCCGCAAGCTCAAGCGGGTCACTCCTCGCACGTGATCCAGAACCGCTGAACGTGGCGGCACTGCTCGCAGCAGGAAGCGGCCAGCATCTTCTCGCCCGCCTGCACGAACAAGCCATGGTCCGGATCGCCGGTCATAATCCGACTTTGAGGAACTACTTCGTTCTCAATCCGTCGCGGCAGCACGATCCAGAGCAGACCTAACCAGCCCGCCGCCATCAACCCGACGCAAAAAAAGAAACCCGCGATCTTCATGGCGGCATTCTAACCGCCAAGCGGCCAAAAAGCCGACGTTAGCTGCGACTCTCGGGGCATGGCCGACCCCGTGCTCAGTTCGCAAATGTCCTACGGCGAAATCCTCGCCGTGTTTCAGGACTACTCGGATTACGACCTCTTGGCCTCGACGGCCCGCGCCCACATCTACATCAAAGCCGGGCGGATGCTGCTCGCCCTCTCCATTCGCCGCAGCGGACAGGCCGATCGCCGCGAGGAGATCGAGCTCGAACCGGAGATCCTCGAGCGGAGCGTGAACGCCGCCATCAGCTGGCTCAAATCCTACAACGTGGCCAACGCGGCCCCGCGGCAAATCGTCCCGGCCAGCGACTGGCGCGATGAGTAAAGGAAACGCTGTCGGCTGTCAGCTGTCGGCTGTCGGCCAGAAAGTTTTAACCGAAAGCCGATAGCCGAAAGCCGAGAGCCAACATGAGCCGCCGCCGCCCAACCTACGCGTCGAGCCTGCCCTCCGAGATGGACGGCATGCGCAGCGACTACGACGCGGCCAAACGCACCAGCCGCTTCCAACCCCGCCGCCGCGGCGTGCCCGCCATGGGCGCTGGCGCCGATTACCATTACCGCTCCGAGAGCGACTACCTGTGGATCGGCGAAATTGCTCGCGAGCTCTATCGCAATGACGCGGTGATGGGCCAGCTCACCGATCGGGCCGTGGTCAACACGATCTCGAGCGGCTTTAAGCCCGACCCGAACACTGGCGACAAAGGCCTCGACCGCGAGCTCAAGGACCGCTTCGAAGAGGAGTCGCTGGATCCGGATTACTGCGACGCCGCCGGCGAGCAGACGTTTTACGAGCAAGAGACCACTGCATTGCGCGAAACGCTGGTCGCCGGCGACGTGTTCGGTCTCCCGCAGCAGGACGGTACCGTCCAGTTCCAGGAGAACCACCGCTGCCGATCGCCGCAAGGCACGAAGCGCAAAAACCTGGTGCACGGCGTGCAAATGGAGAAGGCCACGCGCAAGCGCACGGCGTTCTACTTCACGAACGAGCCGATCGACCCGCTGGGCCAGGTGAAAGCCAACCAGCTCACGCGCGTTGGCGCACGTGACGCCGACGGCGAGGCCAACGTCTGGCAAATCTACTCGCCCAAGCGTTTTTCGCAGACCCGCGGCGTCTCGGCCTACGCACCGATCATCGTGCCGGCCGGCATGTTCGGCGATCTGAACTTTGCCACGCTCCTGAAAGCCCAGCTCAGTGCGTTTTGGCTGCTCGTGCGCAATCGTGACAAGTCGTTTTTTGAAACGAACCAGAACATCCAGCAGCTGGGCGTCACGAGCGAAGCGTTCACCGGCACCCGCAGCGTGGGCGAGCTGGCACCTGGCAGCGAGATCGCGGCCGGAGCCGGCGAGACGATTGCGCCATGGAGTCCCAACATTCCCAACCCGGAATTTTTCCCGCACGCGAAACTGATTTTAACGCTGCTCGGGATCAATCTCGGCATGCCGTTGTGTTTGCTGCTCTTGGACGCCAGCGAAACCAACTTCTCAGGTTTCCGCGGTGCGATCGACCAGGCCCGGATGGGCTTCCGCCACAACCAGCGGATTCTCGAATCCCGTTTCCATCGGCCGTGGTGGCGCTTCAAGCTCAACACGTGGGCCGACAAGGACCCGGCCCTGGCCGCTCGTCGCGAAGAACTCGAAGCGGTCTTCTTCCGCCACAAGTGGCACAAAAGCGGTTGGCCCTACATCGAGCCCACCAAAGATGCCCAGGCGGACCTCGTGCGTGCGGCCAACATGCAGAGCTCGCACCGGCGGATCGCCGCCGAGCGCGGCATGGAGTGGGGCGACATCGTCACCGAGATGGTCGAAGACCGCAAGCTGGCGATCGTGACCGCCGTCCAAGCCGCCAAAGAGATCAACAGCACGCACCAGCTGGAGCCCGGCGATGTGGTGAGCTGGCGCGACCTGGCCCCGTTGCCACTCAACGACCGGCTGAGTGTGTTTCTCGGCGAAGCGGGCGAGACGGCAGAACCCGCAGCCAAACCGGCCGGCAAGAAACCCGCAGGAGGCAAAGCAATGGCCGTTCACGAACGACCTGGCCAGGTGGCCATCGAAGGCGACGGGCAACCGATCATCATCAACCTGCCCAAAATCGAGATCCCGTCGGTCGTGGTTCAGGCGCAATGCGAGCCCTCGGTGATCAACGTGGCCGCCCCCATTCTGCCCACGCCGATTGTGCACGTGGACCCGGTGATTCACGTCGAGCCGCCGGTGATCCCGCCCACGGTCGTGAACGTCGCCGCGCCGATCGTCAACGTTCCGCCGGCGGCGTTCGACATCGAGCCGGTGCGCGACCCCAACACCAAACTCGTAACGCGTTTCAAGCGCGTCCTGAAGGAGAATTAGAACATGGCCGCAGGTGCCTGGACATTTACGAACGAAGGCCGCACGAAACTGCTGGATGGCTCGTTCGACATCAACTCCGATTCGTGGAAGTGCGCGCTGTTACTCTCCACGTCCAACATCGGAGCCGGCACCACGACCTATGCCGGCCTGACCAACGAACACGCCAACGCCAACGGCTACACGACGGGCGGCATCGCGGTCACGCTCACGCTGGCCGGCACCACGACCGTCATGGTGGATATCGGGACCGACCCCGTGTGGACCGCCAGCGGCGGCTCGATCACGGCCCGCTTCGCCGTGATTTACGAAGTTGGGGGTAACGTCTTGTGTTACTGCTTGCTCGATTCCACGCCTGCTGATGTGACCGCGACCGATGGCAACACGCTGACCGTGGCGGCTCACGCCAGCGGCGTGTTCACCTTGGCATGATTTCGTGGCGGATCTACTACGGCGACGGCAGCACCTTCTCGAATGAGGATGGTCCGCCTGAGCTTGCGCCCACGACGAACGTCATGTGCGCGGCCTGGTACGACGACGACAACCGCCGCCGACTCGCGCACGCGGCCGATTATTACTGGTTCGAGGACGGCCGCTGGTACGGGTCCGACTTGTTCGGGCTGTGGGACTACCTCGCTCGGCCCGGCTGCAGGATCGTCAAGTTCGGCCGCATGATCGGCGACCTCGCGTTTCGCGACGTGATGAGCCGGGCGATGAATGATCTGCCGCTCGAGGGGGCACGATGAGTTGTACCGCCGCATTCAATCAAAAGGCCTTTCGCGGCCGGAACGACGACGGCAACGAAACGACGGCGACCTGGAAGGCCAACCAGAACACGAACTGGAACCAGGCCAAGGACACGAACTTTCGGATCCGCCTGGAAGTGCAAGAGACTGCGGGCTGCGCTAAGGCGAACTTTCAAACGATCCAGCTGCAGTACAACCGCAACGGTTTGGGTTGGAATAATGTCACCGACAGCAGTACCGTCGTGCGCTCGACGGCGTCGCCGAACCTGGCCGACGCTGCGAATACGACGGACCAACTGACCGTCGGGACCGGGACCTTTGTCGGTGGCGCCGGGTTCGATGAGGTCAACGGCGTAGCCG